GCACCCAGAAAGTCGGTGCTAATGTCTTCGCCAAATAAATCGCCTTGAAATGATTTTATCTTGGCATATGGGTCTTGCATAGCCGGTTGCTGCTGCGGTTGCTGCCCAAGCACATCCAATAAAGCCAACATACCCAAGGGGTTAGGCTGCTGTTGAGCTACGGGAGTCGTAGGCGCAGGAGTAGTTGGTTTAGGTGTGGTCGGTGTCGGCGTAGTCGGTTTAGGTGTGGTCGGTTTAGGAGTTGTTCCTCTAGGCGTATAAGTGCCCTTAAGAATATCTTGTAATTCTTGTTCGGTTATCGTTGTGCCGCCGTCCGTATATATAGTACCGGGTGGAACGCCAGCCAATGCATCTAGCTCAGCCCAAGTTTTAAAACTACCGTCCGGCATTATGACGCCAGATTTACTTAAGTCTGCAAGTGGCTCCTCTCCGGGGCTGGTCGTTACGGGTTGACCACCTATAGTAGCTATGTCTTCTACAGTAGGAGGAGTTTCTTGCGCACCGGAATTAACCAATTGATCTACCACATCCGTCGTAGCCGGAGCAGTATCCTTAACCGTATCGGGATTTATGCCAATAGACTCATAGAAGTCATTCTGTGCTTGCTCTGCTGCAACTCTATCAACAGCGCCTTGGTTAACACCAAAGTCCATCTCGTCGTACTTAGCGTACTTTATTTCATCCTGTACTTTTTCTCTGCCAATATTAATAGCGCCACGAATTAAAGCAGCGGTAGGGTCTTTGCCTTGAAGCTCCGCAGATACGGCAGCAGAGACAGCCCTTTGTTGAGTCGGAGTAAGGTCGCTGTATCCTTCTACTTGCCCTAGCACTTCGTTTGTTCCAGCAGTAACTCCACCAGATATAGCTGCGTTTAGTGCGGCTTGAATTGGATCTCTACCAGTAACCGCAGCAGTCGTGGCCGAACCAGCGGCCTGTCCAGCAATATTGCCAGCGGTTGAGCTTCCCGTCATTTGAGTTACTTCGGGAGCTACGTTCTGAGCAATTTCTCCAGCCACATAACCCAACGCCGCAGCCTTAGCTATATTCTCAGGAGAAGCGCCAGCATTAGCAGCAACCAAGGCACTAGACAAAGGAGCGGGCACACCAGAAGCCGTAAGCGCAATCGCAACGCCGGTAGATAATAAAGGATCTTTGGCAATAACATCGCTTACATGCGACACCGTATCTACTACGGGATCAATGATAGGAGAGGTTACATCGTGAACGACGTCGCTAACAGCTTGTACAGCACCGCTCATAGCGTTATCTCCGCAATATACTTATCACCTTCTTGAGTGACTTTAGTTTTAAATTCGCCTTGATATCTTTCAAATAACCCGGCAAGTTTTGAATTATCAAAGTCAGTTACCATTTTTTTAAAACCAAGTTGCTTAACCAATCTAGCAAACGTTTCTACATTCTGTACCAATTGATTTGGACTGTCCGCGTTAAACAAATGGAACTCTGCTACATCTTTGCTTCGGATGGTGAGGACAAATAAAGTATTACCTTCTTGAAGAAGTTTTGCGCCGCGCTCAGTCATTTGATTTAAGCCAGCCATAACTCTACTCAAAGGAATATCAACTCCAGTTTTCTGAAGATCAATTTGAACTATTTCTCTTGGCTTCATCCCACTCTCCAATTGGTTCCGTCCGAATACACGGGTACGTTTACAGCACCGCCGCCGACCACAGTTGAACCGAAAGTCGGAGCAGATGCGTCCGATACAAAAGCCCTAATTCCAACCCCAGAGGTAACCGCGCTAGGTAAAGTCGCCACGGTATAGACCGTAAAATTAATGGTGTCAAGGTTTAAACGTTGAAAATAATCAATAGCGTTTAAACTTGTGCCCGTAAAGGTAGAGTTAGTTTTATCATAAACAAGGTTTAAAATACTGTAAAAACCTGCAAGACTTACTCGTTCTACATTGGTTCCCGCTGAATTTAAGACAAAGCTGTTAGCTAATGTAATAAAACTGCCAGCACTTGAAGTTACAGCGTTGGATGCAGGACTTGCCGCAAAAATAGCAGAGCCGTCAATTTGCAAAGTTCCGGCCGTTACGCTTGGGGTAAGCACTTGGTAACAATCTTTAATTAAAACATTGGCGCTTGCGTTAGATACAGCTACAGCCCAACACTTGTTTCCTACAATAGAAACTATGCCAGCGCCCGTAATTTGTACACCTGATACGCATTGCAATTCAGTATTAATAATCTCAACATAGTTTGAACCTGATTTAACGACTTGCGTATCTACGGTACAGTTTGAAATGTAGGTGTTACCAGACCCTGTAATGGTCAAATTGGTTAACTTGATACCACTAACACGAGCCGCAGCAGACAGTGTCAATGTTCCAGCAATTTGCGTGTTAGCACCAGTAAGTTCAGAGGTTGCAATTGTTGTGTTTGCGCTTGAAACTGTAGGGCTTTCGCTATAACTTCCGGGGTGAACAATAACAGTATTTCTACCTGCACCAATCAAAGTCAACGCTTTGGTAATTGTCAACACGGGGTTGATTAAAGTGCCGTCACCTGTAGTGTCGTTTCCGTCTTTGCCAACGTGAATCTCATTTGCGTAAATGGTGTAATTTCCTACCGCCCTATTTGTACCACCATTAGCAACAGGCAAAGCGGTTCCAGAATAAGACAATGCCAAAGACCCCGATGATGTAACGGGGCTTCCAGTTACAGTAAATAAAGCAGGTGCAGACAAACCCACAGAGGTTACCGTTCCTGCTCCCACAGAACCACCGCCCGCATAGGCCAAAGAGTTCCAAGCAGTTATACCATCACCAATTTTAAATTTAAATGTATCAGTTTCTGCCCCAGCTTCGCCTACAGTTAACGTAGGATTAGCCGCAGTCCATTGGGCCGCAGTGCCGTGTCGTAGTTGAATTCTTACAGCCATTATGGAGTCCCGCCATTAAAAAATCCCGAAGGGGTTAATTCCGCATTATCCGTTACACTATCATAAGCCTGAGAGGGTAATCCGCCATCAATAACAGTTGCTTCAGACAAAATCTCTGTTGCTTGTAGCTGCCGGATGATGTTGTCAAGCTGGTTGAAATACAAACGCAGAATACTGTTTAAACTGTCCAAGTACCGCTGTTCGTACTCTATAGGGGCGTTCGGTAAACGTGGAGCAACAATAGGATTTATGGGATTTTCTGATGTGATTACATACGCCATCAACGTCTCCCATCTGGTCGAATATCAATCCTAGGTGCACCCAACTGCCAAGCTGTACCTAGCTGGTCAGACTCTACTTTAAAAGACATCTGTCTGCCCCGAACTCGGGTGTTGATCTGCCCAGTGAACTGCTCAATGGTATAAGTTCCAATCCTAGCCACAGTGCCAAAGTCCACGCCGCCTACAGAAGGGGGCACGTTGTACCCCGAGCCTGAGTTTTGCAGTGGCAAAAGCGTCATGGTGACTTGCGGAGTTGGAGAAGTCTCCGAACCCCTGAACGTGATGTCGGGCAGCATCCTCCACACAAAGCCAAAGTTGTGTCCGTCCCCAATATCAAACTCAGATGACGTGATGTAGGCGTTGATAGGCAGCTCTGTGCCGGTTTCGTTGTTGTTTACACCAGACTCGTGGTCAACTATGTTGTAGGTGTAGGTGGCTGCAATTGGAAATTGACGCAAGCCGGAATCCAGCCAAGCAGACCTAGCCATCGTGCCGTAGTACCAAGCATCCTCTAGGTAGTTGTACACCACGTACTTGTCCACACTTGTGGAGTTGGCTGAACAATAAAACCACCAGACTTCGTTAAAGCCTTCGTTGGTGCTGGCAAAAATCTGCTCTGCTTGAGACGTGTTGATGTTTTGGAAAATGTACTGCCTCAGATCGCAGCGCAGGGTATTGGTACGGCCATCGTATTTGTAGAACTTATCAATACCCATCCAGTACACCACACCCGAAGCAATAGCAGAAGCATTAGGCCCCGCAATAGACACGTTGTCCGCCAAAAGCTGATGCCCCCACACAAAAGGAGGGCCTAGATACTGAAGGGAGTACATGGACGAATCCGTCCATATCAAAATCTCCTGACGACTCTGCATTGCGGTAACAATTTCGGAGCCGTGAGAAAGTCGAATACTACCCGCTTGATTGGTGACTGCGGGTGTCCAGTTGGTTACAGATTCTTGATCTGACCAGCGCACCA